AGGGCACAGAAGAAGTTTTCGGCTTCCAGGCAGGGGATGAAAGCTGGGAAATTCGGAACAATACCAGCTTGCGCGTTCTGTGGAAATCCGATGATTACACGTCTATGGGCGTGGATGACAAGGGCAACCCCATTCCCGCATGGCTGAACGACTTTGAAGCGCGTTTCCCGGAAGACAACACGAACCCGGCAAACCTGGCAGCGCTTGCGGAATGGCTGAAATCAACCGATCAGGCCCAGGCGACGGGGGACGCGCTCCCGGACGCGGTGACTTATACCGACGGCGAAGGGGAAAGCGCGGTTTCCACCACATACGAAAACGACACGGCAGCATACAGGCTGGCAAAGTTCCGCCATGAACTTTCCGATCACATGGAAGTCCAGGCAATTCTTTTCTATTACCTGTTCACGGAACTTTTCCTGATGGTGGACAGCAGGGCAAAGAACGCCTTCCCCACGAAGATGGGCGGCGATAAATGGTTCATCATGCCCTATGACTTTGACACGGCGCTGGGTATCAATAACGAAGGTGCGCTGGCGTTCTCCTATAACCTGGAGGATACCGACCACATGGAATCCGGCGCGGACATTTTCAACGGGCAGGAATCCGTTCTGTGGGTGAACCTGCGTCAAGCGTTCTACGCGGAACTGAAAGCCATGTATCAAGACCTGAGAAGCAGAGGTGCGCTTTCTTACAGCAAGGTGGAAGGCATGTTTGAAGCGCATCAAGGGAAATGGCCGGAAGCGGTATTTAACGAGGACGCGCAATTCAAATATATTGACCCGCTGATTGAGGACGGCGACGGCTCTTATTTGAAAATGCTGCAAGGCTCCAAGACGGAACAGCGGAAATGGTGGCTGTATAACCGTTTCCGGTACATTGACAGCAAATACAACGCCGGGGACGCGCTGACGGACGTGGTGCAGTTGCGCGGCTACGCCAACGCAAACATTACCGTTATCCCCTACGCTGACATTTACCCGGCGGTAAAGTATGGCTCTTATCTGGTGACGGAACGCGGCAGGAGGAACAACCCGACAACGCTTGTCAATCCACTGGACAATACCAACGACACAGAAATCTATATCTATTCCTGCTCCCAGTTGGCATCCGTGGGCGATATTTCCGGCTTGAAAGTGGGCTTTGCGGACTTCTCCAAGGCCGTGAAGCTGCAAACACTGAAAATCGGTGATTCGTCGGAAGAATACAGTAACGGCAACCTGACGGAATTGTACCTGGGGAATAATACCCTGCTGCGGGTTTTGGACGTTCGGAACTGCCCGGCGCTGGTGATGAGCGTGGACTTGCGCGGGTGCAAAAACCTGGAGGAAGCATATTTTGAAGGAACTTCCGTAACGGGCGTTCAGGTGCCGGACGGCGGCGTGCTGCGCGTGCTACATCTGCCGAATACCATCACCAACCTGACAATCCTGAACCAGACCAGAATCACGGATTTGGTGGCTCCCCTGGCGGGATTAACCACCATGCGGCTTGAAAATGTGCCGACAATCGACACGAAAGCCATGTTGAACGCTTGCCCGGCAAATACCCGCGTTCGTTTGGTGGGGTTTAGCTGGGAAGCGGAAAACGCGGCGGAGATTGAAGCGCTGCTGGACAAGCTGGACACCATGCGCGGCCTGGATGAAAACGGGAACAACATGGAAAAAGCCCAGGTAAGCGGAACCATTCACACGGATTCACTTTCCGGCGCGGAAGTGGCAAGCTACAATGCACGGTATCCTTACCTGCGGATTTTGGCCGATCACATTTCCTGTGTGGTGACTTACAAGACCTTTGATGGTTCTTCCGTGATTGACACGGAAACGGTGCTGGACGGCGGGGACGCTGTATATAGCGGACGGCCTTCCAGGAGCAGCACGGCCCAGTATGATTTCACGTTTGCAGGATGGGCGACAAGCCCCAACGGAAGCGCGAACAGCAACGCCCAAAAGGAGATTACAGCGGACAAAACGCTGTATGCAGCTTATACGGGCACGCTGCGGACCTATACGGCATACTTTGCCAGAAGCGACAACGATGGTGGCGGGACCCTGTACACCCAGAATAATGTACCTTATGGAAGCACGCCTGTTTATGGCGGAGAAACGCCCACAACGACCCAGGGCGACGCGGCAACGTATCCCTTCAAGGGGTGGAGTCCTTCCCTGGGGCCGATCACCGGGAACACCACATATTATGCCCTGTTCGGTTCGCCTGTAGAAGTCAAAGAGATCACGGACACCTGGGAAGAAATCTTTGCGGCTATTGACAATGGAACATACGCGGCAAAATACGCGGTTGGAAACTATGTGGCGCTTGACCTGGGCACAGAAGGCGCGGTGTATGCTCAGATTGTGGCAATGAACGCCGACCCGCTGGCCGACGGAAGCGGAAACGCGCCTATTACATGGATTACAAAATACCTGTGTAATACCGATAAGCGCATGAATCCTTCCGTTGAAGAAGTCTATAAGTATCCGGAAGTTCCTTCCTGGACAGCAAGCGGGAACACCTGGACAAGTCAAAACAGGTATGTTACTTCCACGGCGAAAGCTACATGGACAATCACCGCGACGGCTGACGGCACATTTACAGTCAGCTATAAGACTTCCAATTCAAACGAAAGCCGGAACAAGATCACTTCTTTGACGGTGAACGGGGCGAGTGTAGCGACGGATTACACGAACACCACGGGCGCGACCCATGAAATGAATGTGACGGCCGGGGATACGGTGACTGTATATGCTGAATATGATTTGGTGGGGACGTATAACTATAATGCAACAATCACATTCGGCGGAACGGCGACCTTCTCCGTGGCTGCGGATGTGCAGAACGCCCAGACCAGGCAGCATGACTATTACAAGGAAGGCACGGGCGCTGTGGGCGGCTGGGTGAAGACCGAAATGCGGCAATACCTGCGTGAGACGCTGATTCAGAAATTCCCTGAAATCGTGCGGAACCGCATCAAAGCCGTTAAAAAGTATACCAGGGACATTGACCAGGATGGAAACCAGGTCAACAACGTGGAAAGCACGGAAACCATGTGGCTTCCTTCCTTCCGCGAAGTATACAACAGCGGCGAAACAACGGGGCCGACCTATACGGCGCTGTTCAAAGACGCAGAAACAAGGAAGAAATACAAGCCTGGGGCTTCCTCTGCTGTCTGGTGGTGGCTGCGGTCTGGTTACAACTACAACAATTTCTACGGCATCACCAGCAACGGCAACAACGGCTACAGTAACGCGACCAACGCTGGCGGGGTGGCCTGCGGCTTCTGTACATAATCCAGGCCCCCTTCATCTGGGCCCCCTTGTGGGGCCCTTTCAAAAGCGGAGCAGGGGGGAAGGAAGAAAAAAGCGGTTCGCCGCGAAGCGGCGAAAAATTTTTTTCAAAAATTCGTTTTCCCCCTGCCCGCTGTGCTATAATGTGAACGCCTGAAACACAAGAGAAAGGGGCGCTGCAAATGGCAGTTCTGAAACCGAACAGGAGCGAATCAGATATGGAGTTTGTCCATACTGCCCGGCAGCTTCAAATCCACACAATTCAAAAGTGTGTAGGATTTCCGAAAAGATACACATTTTACATTTCACAACCGATTGCGGCAAGCGCTACAAAGGTTCATGAATATGTAAAATGTGCCAACAGCGTTTATCCGACAAACCAGCATGAAGCGCAGATCAGGAGGGACTATTTAATCTGGGCGAACGCGGAACTGCAAAGCCTGGTTTCCCAGATTGAGGTAGCTAATGAACTGTTTGGTCTGGAACCGGATAAAATGAAATTCTGGACGGACATCATAGAAAAGGAAATCCGGCTTGTGAAAGGCACAATGAAGAAAGACAGGGAACGGTATAAAAATCTGCCGTGACCTTTCTTTAGGTTATGCGCTGTAAATCTTATGTCTGCTGTCTGGTGGTGGCTGCGGTCTGGTAACAACAACAACAATTTCAACAACATCAACAGCAACGGCAACAACAACAACAATAACGCGAACAACGCTGGCGGGGTGGCCTGCGGCTCCTCTCTGGTCAGACAAAGTAACCCTTTCAATGAAACGCACAAATAAGGGCGGCTATAAGTGAATGTGGTGAAATCAGCATCGAGTGGAGAGAAGGAGTGCATAACCTTCCCGGGAAACCGGGTAAATAAATGCTCTGATAGGTCTGGGCGGACGCTGCTTGCATGGCGGTGCTTGATGGTGATGCGCCGTTTCATGCCAAGTGACCTTATACGGCTATATGTAACCATTCGACAGCCGGACGGAGCAATGGAGTTCAAAGAGGTGCGCGGATGACAAGCGAAGAACGCAGGGAAAAACGGTATCAGAGAAGGAAGGCGCGGCGGGCCGCAAAGAAAGCGGAACGTTTTTCTTTCAATGACGTTTTCGACTGGGTTTTCTCTTTCCGGCACCTGTACCACTCTTATAAAATGTCAAGGCGGAATGTATCATGGAAGGCAAGCGTTCAGAAGTATATATCTCAGGCCCCTTTGAATGTTTTGAAAACCTTCAAGGCGCTGCGGGATGGAACCTTCAAAAGCAAAGGGTTTTATGAATTTGACCTGGTGGAGCGGGGAAAGCTGCGGCATATAAGAAGCGTGAACATAGAAGAAAGAGTGGTTCAGCGCTGCTTGTGTGACTACGCGCTTATTCCTGTTATCGGGCGGCAATTCATATATGATAACGGCGCTTGCATGAAAAATAAGGGGTACACATTCGCGGCGAAGCGATTGACGCAACACCTGCGGGAGCATTTCCGCAAGTATGGCCGGGAAGGATATGTGCTTCTGTTCGATTTTTCAAAATTCTTTGACAGGGTATCCCATACACTGATAAAAGGTATCCTGCGGAAAGAGTTCACAGATCAAAAAATTATCGCCTTGACGGAACACTTCATCGACGCTTTCGGGGAAATCGGCGTGGGCCTGGGGAGCCAGATCAGTCAGGTGTTTGCAATGGCATCGGCTAACAAACTTGACCATTTTATCAAGGACGTTTGCAGAATCCGGGGCTATGGGCGTTATATGGATGATGGATATATCATCTATCATGATAAAGCGTTTCTGGTGGCGCTGCTGCAAATGATAAAGGAGATATGCGCGGAACTGGGAATCACGCTGAACGAGAAGAAAACGCAGATTGTGAAACTAAGCCGGGGATTTACCTTCCTGAAAATCCGTTACTTTCTCCTGCCGACGGGAAAAATCATTAAGAAGCTGGCCCGGCGCTCAATCGTAAGAATGAGAAGGAAAATGAAACGGTTCACCGGGAAGCTGAAATCCGGCAAGATGACAGGGGCGGATTTATACCAATCCTTTCAAAGCTGGAGGGCCTACGCTTCCAACTTCAACGCACACAGAACCATAGAGGGAATGAATAAGCTGTACACAAAGCTATTCATATACAACGGCGAATTTCTATAAACCATGGAACAAATAGAAAGCTGCTGGCAAAATGCCAAGCGGCTTTTTGTTTGCATAAAAAATCCGGCAAAGCCGGGGAAAGCAGGTGCCTACAATGGCGAAAAAGTTATATCTGGCAATGGCGAACGGAACGGAACTTCCTATCAAAGACTGTTCTGTGCTGGAACCGCATGTCATAGCGGCTTACCAGAACCGGGAAGAACTGGACGCGGCCTTGACGCAGATTGCAAAGGGCAATCTTTCCAAGCTGGAAATCAAGAAGGGAAGCAAAGTGGCCCTGACCTTCGATGACTGCGTTTTGGACGGCTTCCAGGTGTACTTCAACGCGGATTCTTCCCTGACCGTTCACTTCTACTTCCGCGATCACGCCCACACCCAGGCGGGCGCGGGTATGCTGGAGGATGACGAAGAAGAAGGGGAAGAAGAATGAAAACCACTGTGCAGCTTGAAAGCAAGGATGTTCGGGAAATCATAGCTAAATACCTGGGGGTGAAGCTGGAAGACGTTATCCCGAACCGCTACAGTTTCAGCGTGGCCGGAATGAGCGCTGAGGAAATCAGTCAGAAAATCAAGGGGTGAAGAACATGATTTCTGTTTCAACCTTCCTGGAGAACGTGGAAAGGAACGCGGCCCGCGTGAACAGATACCAGAGCGGCGGCGACGGTACAGGCGGAGGGTGTGACTGTATCGGCCTTCCAATCGGCGCGGTACGCCTGGCCGGGGAGAAATGGCCCTGGACGCATGGCAGCAACTACGCGGCAAGATACCGGGTGGACAATCTGCGCATGGTATCCGGCGCGGATGACCTGGTGCTGGGTGAACTGGTTTTCAAAGCACGGGAGCCGGGGGAAAAAGGATACTCCCTTCCTTCTTCCTATGACACCAGCGCGGACAGACGCGACTATTACCATGTGGGCGTGGTGACCAGCGTTTCCCCTCTGGAAATCACGCATTGCACCAAAAACGGCGAAGAAAACGGCATTTTCCGGGACACCAAACTGGGTCAATGGAAATGGGCCGGAACCCTGAACATTGTGGATTATGCCGACCAGGACAACGGCGAAGCACTCCCGATTTATGAAGCGACGGTGACCGCTCCAAGTGGAAAAACCGTGAACATGCGGGCAAATCCTTCCATGAAAAGTTCAGTCATGGAAGCTGTGCCCATTGGGGAGCGGGTCGGAATCCTGGGTGAATATGATGACACCTGGACGCGCATTGAATACCACGGCAAAAAGGGGTATATGATGGCGCGTTATCTGATTCAGGGCATCCAGGAGGAAGAACCGGAAGAAGTGCTGGTGCCGAGAATCAAGCTGCTGGAAATGCGGGCCTGTATCGCCGACTGCATGAACATCATTGACAAACTTGTATAGGAGGGAAAAACCGTGAAAAAGTATCTTGCTTTGCTGGCCGCTATCATTCTGCTGGTGACCGTGGCCGGGGCTGCGAAGGCGGAAGCCTGGGCACTGGGAAGCAAACCTGAAATCATTGAAAGTGACGAACCCGTTTCTTTCAAGATTGACAAAATCATCAAAGTGGATTTGGACTGGGAAAAGGTCTATAACAATGACACCATCGGCGTTTATGCCTTCATGCCCTACAGCGCGGAAAACATCGTGGCGGTCATTCTTACCGACGGCTTCCAGTTCGTTCACGGGATAATTGACACCGCCGGATATGGTGCGCTGGCCGTCACTTTCAAAACAGAACACATTCGGAAATTCGTCATGAAAAGCGGATACCTGATTTTCATTGGGAACGCTGAGTAAAGAGGGGGAGCGAACATGAAACGCATAACTGAAATAATTGCGGCAATCGGCGGGGGGATTGCTTCAATCTTCACGGGCCTTCCCCCTATTGTCTGGATTCTTGTGGCCGTCATGTCCCTGGACTATGTGACCGGGCTTCTGTGCGGGCTGATGGGCGTTTCCCCGAAAACTCAGGGCGGTGGTCTGAGCAGTCAAGCGGCCTTCAAGGGCTTACTGAAAAAGGTCTTGATTCTTTGTGTCGTTGGCCTGGCCGCGCTCATTGACCGCGCTGTAGGCCAGGGAACAGGCGTGGAGATCGTGGCCGTCACGGGCGCGACCTGTTTCTGGTTCGTGGCATCGGAGGGCCTGAGCGTGCTTGAAAACGCGGCTGCAATCGGCGTACCCATTCCGAAAATCCTCCTGCAAGCGCTGGAGGTTATGAAGAATAAGGGCGGCACGGACGGCAGAGAAGAACCCAAAAGCAAATGACAATCAAATAGCAAGCATGAAAAAAGAACCGGGGAAATAATCTCCGGTTCTTTTTTTACACCGCTATGGTGTAGATCACCACCCGAAAGTTCGGATGTGTAACAAATGGTGCACCAGCCGTGTCATTATCCGAACCCATAGGAACAGGCGGGAGGTCGAGCGCTTCCAGGTCAGAGAGGGGCACGCGGACATTACCTTCCACACAGTTGATGACAATATGGGCGTAACCATCGAAAACGTAAACAGCATTTATAAAGGTGTTTATAAGCTGCTTGCGGCGGGCGGGGTCGGTCAGATCATAACGGGCCATTTTCTCCAGGAAGAACAGAACACGGTCACGGGTTAAAAGCTGGGACTGGGTGAAGCGCAACTGCTCAATAGACAGCCGGAGGTCGGCGGCGGTATCCTCCAGCGATTTCAGGCGAATAGCCGTTGAATTATTCCAGATACCGGATTCAATGGCATTATTGACATTATCAATCTTTTTTTGTGTTTCTGACAGTTCTTTTTCCATGGTGGAAAGGGGAGAATGTTTTTCTTCTTCCTTTTGGGAAGCTATAATGGCATCGGCGATTTTTTCCCGCACGGGGCCAGTTAAACACTCACTGACCAGGAAGGACAACACCTTGTCTTCCAGTTCTTCTTTTCTGAGGGATTTCTTATTACACCCTTTCCGGGATTTTTTGCCCTGGCAGGTATAATAATAATGGGTGGCTCCCGTTTTGGATGTGCCGGAATCGCCAATCATGGCCGCGCCACAATGCCCGCAAAATGCCTTCCCGGTCAAAAGAAAATCAACCTGGCCCTGTTCACAATGGCGGCTTGTTTTCTCTTTCATGCGCTGCGCTCTCTCCCATTCTTTTTGTGTGATAATGGCGGGCATCCCGCCGGGAATACGGAAGGAATCCCAGATATATGTACCGATATAACGTTCATTGGATACGATACGAAGGACGGCTTGCGGGGTGAAGGAACACCCGCGAATCGTTTTCAAACCGGAAGCGTTCAATTCTGCGGCAATGGTGGCAGCGGAAAAGCCCTGACCATAGCGGTCAAAAATGGAACGGACGGCGGCGGCTTCATCTTCCTTGATGACATAGCGGCCTTCCGGGCCGCGCCGATACCCATAAATAGGGCACCCGTTTGAAATACACTTCGCGGCGTTATCCCTTAAACCACGGGTGACATTTTCGGAAAGGTTTCTGGAATACCATTCCGCGATAGCTTCCAGCATCCCTTCCGTAAGCACTCCGGCGGCTCCCGCTGGTATCGGCTCCATAGCGTACAGGACAGACACACCGGAACGGCGAAGCTGGGCTTTGAAAATAGCGGCTTCCTCCCGGTTTCTGCCGAACCTGTCCACCTTCCAGGTGATAATCGTGTCAAACTGGCCGGAATCAGCGGCGGAAAGCATGGCCTGAAACTCAGCGCGGGCGGCGGTATGATGGAAGCCGGACTTTGCCCGGTCTGCGTATTCATGGACAATGGTGTACCCTTCCCGCTGGGCGAAGGAATGAATATCCCTTAACTGCTGCTCAATGGAAACGTCACGCTGACCCGCTGAGGAATAACGCGCATAGGCTACAGCCGTTTTCGGTCGGCAAGCCGTTTTTTTATTTTTGGGCATTATACCACTCCAAACGAGCATTTTAGTGTGAGTGTGGTATACAATCAATGGAAAATACCAGTATAAGGGAAAAGGCGTATTGAACCATCTGTAATATCAACTGTAGTCCCGTTTTTGAGTTCCATTCTATTGATTTCGGGGTTTTCAGAATTAAGTGAATAAACATGATTAAAAAGTTCGGTATGTGTATCGACGGCGATAATGCAAAAGCCAAAGGTGCCCTTTTCAAAAACGATTCGGTAAACACCAGCAGGGATGTCAACTCCAACAACATAGCCCTCCCCTGGTGGAATAAGCACACCGCCGGAAGAAAGAGACACTTCAAAAAGGCGGGATTGTACAGCTTCATTGAGCGTTTGAAGCTGAGATAGTGAAAGATCAGGTATTTTATTTAGAATTTGTGTGTGGAATCTGGTTTTCATCATATCAGCGAAAGCATAGGTAGGCAGCAAGCAAATAACGAGGGTCAAGGCAAGCAGCTTTTTCATTTCATTCATTCCTTCCTGGTGCTGGAGGTTTACGAAATAAATAGTCTATCCTGCTGTCTGAGGCAAAGCAGGAGCCGGGTGTTCTTCCAGAAGTTCCAATGCCAATTCCCTATATTTTGAGCCTGCGGCACGGTAAGCAGAAACAAGGCGTTTTTCTTCATTGGAGATAGAAAAAGATGTTTCGGAAGATTCTTCACCGCAAACAAGCCAATCAAGGGTGCAGTTAAAATAAGCAGACAGGGCTTTTAATTTGGGAAGTGTTATCCCTTCATAGCCTTTATCCCACCATGAATAGACCGTTGTTTTCTTTATACCGGAGCCTTCGGCAAGTTCGGATTTATTGATACCTTTAACTCTCATGAGCATTTCAAGCCTTTCCAGAAAATCCATGATAACACCCCTTTCAAATGTAGAATAGCATAAAATGACCATTGAATCAATAGAAAAATACGATTAGGCGTAAATTTTGTATTGACAAATACGAATAAGCGTATTATTATAACAATTGATTACGAACAATCGTAATTTGAAGGAGGGAAAAACCATGTATCCAAACCTTGCGGCTGAAATGGCACGCCAAAAAATCCAGCAGAAAGACCTTGCGGTAGAACTGGGAATCACGGCTAAAACCATGAGCGCAAAGCTGAACGGGGAAACGGACTTCAAAATTGGTGAGATGGTTTTCATCAAAAAGAAATTCGGGAAAACCCTTGATTATCTTTTTGCAACAGAGAATGAAGCGCTTCCGGCATAAAGCCGGAAGCCAACACAACAAGGGAGGGAAAGCACCATGGAACCCATTCAGTTTTTCATTATCGGGATTCTGGCAATCGTGGCGCTGGTGCTGCTGGCGGAGCCTGAAACGCTGGAGGAACAGGCGGAACGACTGGAAAAGCAGGAGAAGAAAGGAGGGGCGAAGCAATGACGCGGGAGGAATTGCGAAATCTGGCAGAATACAACGGCCTGACATTAGAAGAAGCCATTGACCAAGTTCTGGCTTGTATCAAAGCGCCGTTTGCTACAGCTTGCTTTGAATTGGAACAGGCAAAAAGAAAATTACGGGAGGCTATGCAGGAATGAAGTACAGAATCACGGTTCATTTTGGGCGGTACAGGTTCACCGCGGAATGTGAAAACGTGGCGGTGGCCTTCCGCCATGTGGAAGCTATTATCCTTTCCCCCATGTTCACCAGCATTTACGGGGCTGACAACGTGGGCCGCTCCTGCGCTGGGGCGCTGATGCAGTTGGCAGAAATGGAGAGGAAGGAACGGGAAGTCATCTGGAACGATGTTTTCTATGTGGAACGCATCCGGGAGGGCGGGAAAACATGAGCACTCAGGATTTACGGCAGGGCCGGGAAGTGAACCTGACCACGGGGCAAATGAAAGAAGCTATTCTGCGGATGGCCGGGGGCATGTTGAACCCGCTGACGGACAAGAACGTGCTGCGAGCCGTGGCGGAACGGCTGGGGAAGCTGGAGCAGATCGAACAGGAAGAAGCGGAACGGCTGAGGAAACAGCGGGACGCAATCAACCGGAACATGGAAACCACAAAAGCCCTGGATGATTATTACGATAAGCGCTTCTCCGGGCTGCTGGAGGAAGACTGAACCATGGGGAACATGAAAGAACCTTATCCCATGGAACCGGGCTTCTATCTTATGGATTGCATGGAAGGAATGAAGCACTTCCCAGATGATTTTTTCGACCTGGCTATTGTAGACCCGCCTTACGGGGACGGCAACTCTGAAATCGGGGGGGGGTACACGGTTCGGGGGATGGTTCAACCGATACAAGACGGTGGAACCGATTCGGGCCGCGCTTCAACCGATACAAGAGCCTGGAACCGCTTTGCGGGCGGGACAACCTTCCGAAAATATATCACAGCAACCAGACCAAGGCAGGAGGAAAACAACAAAAAAAGTATAGCGTGGGACGTGTCCCCAGGGAAAGAATACTTTCAAGAACTTTTCCGCGTCTCACGCGATCAGATCATTTGGGGCGGGAACTATTTTGATTTACCACCAACGCGCTGCTTTCTGGTATGGCGAAAGCTGAGTATAAGCGAAAATTTCAGTATGGCAATGGCGGAATACGCCTGGACAAGTTTCAAAGGAAACGCAAAAGTATTTGAAGCAGCACCGCAAGGCACGAAAACAGAACAGCGGTTTCACCCGACAGCAAAGCCAATCAAGCTGTACGAATGGATTTTAGGCCGATACGCAAAACGCGGAATGAAAATCCTGGATACACACGTTGGAAGCGCAAGCAGCTTGATAGCCTGTCACCGGGCGGGCCTGGAATACTGGGGATTTGAAATCGACCCGGATTATTTTCAAAAAGCAACGGAACGGCTGGAAGCGGAAAAGGCACAGCAAAACCTTTTCCAAGCAATGCCCGGCAGCGAACAAGAACAGCTTACTTTCTGAATTTGGAGGATGAAACAATCATGGATGACCTGCAAGCGCTGAAAGCGATCAATGATATTGTGGGGGACAAGCTGACAACGGTGGAGCAATCCGCCCTTGCAAAAATGCTTGTGGCGAACCTGGACGAAATCGACGGGGAACCAATCCTTTTCTATGGGTATATCGGGGCCGTGGATTTCCTCTGGATGGCCTTTAGAATCAGCGACGGGGAAAAGAACAAGCTGCTTGACCTGGACAATGAGGAAGGCTGGTGCGGGGAATGAAAATTCAGGCGATCAAGAAAGCGTGCATGGATACGGAAGTATTCTATATTTTCAACTGTCAGAACGGGCGGCAGTATATCAGCAACGGGGCGGCGGCGTGGCCTGTGGAGGGAATCCAGATCACGCCGGACATTATCCCGGTCATTTTCGACATTGACGAAAAGAAGCGGCAAAAGATCACCATTCATGAAATGGACGCACCAGACGAAGAACGCTTCACCCTGGAGCCGATGCAGGGCGAAGAAGAGCTGGAAGACCTGGGGCCGGTATGGCACAGCGGAGCATTTTTCCGGGCGCTGCGGGGAGAAGACGGGCTGCTTTTCATCAATACCGCCTTGACGAAGCCGGGCGAAAACAAGGAAGGGAAATTCCGCTATTGCGCACGGAAGCGGGAAGGCCGGGTGCCGCTGGTGGCCTGTTACGGGGATATGCTGTGCAGCGCGATTGTATATCCAGCAAAAGGCCGGGCCATTATGGAGCAAATCGAAAAGATCAGTTATCAACCGCTGAATGTGTTCTGGGATGAAGAAGAACGGGAGGGCTGACGCATGGCGAAGGAAGAACTGCGGATAGTGGCGACCATGTGCCGGAAAAAGCCGGATTATCAACCGCTGGCCCAGTCCCTTCTTCCGGTCATCCGGGCATTTTATGAAAACCCGGAAAATGAAAAGGAATTTCAGGAATGGCTAAAAAAGCGGAAAGCGGAAAAGGGGGCTTGATTTATGGCGCTGCGGATGACCTTAGAAGAATACCGGGCCTGGCAAATGCGGCAGAAAGCCAGAGAAACGCCAACGCGGGCGGAGATCACGCCCAACACGCCAAGACCGGAAACACCAATTCCCAGGCGGAACAAATACGGCAATCAGCGGGTGGAGGTCAACGGGAAGACGTTTGACAGCATCCATGAAGCGCGGGTCTATGAAGGGCTGCTGCTGCGGGTGAAGGCCGGGGAACTGAAAACAGTGCTGCGGCAAGTGGGCTTTGACCTGCCGGGCGGCATCCGGTATTTTGCGGATTTTGTGGCCGTGGGGATGGATGACAAAATCACGGTATACGACGCGAAAAGCGAAGCGACGAAGAAAAACAGGGTTTATATCAACAAAAAGAAGCAACTGCGGGCGTGCTGCGGGTTGGGCATTGTGGAGGTGTGACGAATGGCGGCAGCAAAGAAATACATGATAGAGCATGGGAAATTTAATAACCGCTGGCTGATTCGGGTGGAAACGGCTGGCCGGGGAAGCACCGGAGAACAGACTTGCACCTATTCCGCCAATGGAGGGCAAGCGCTTCTTTTCAATAAAAAAGACGCGGTAGCGTTCGCCAAGAAATGGAAGGCGAGGGCCTGGGAAACCAAAAACGGGCTTCCGGTAAAGCAGGTGTGGCCGGAATGACGTATGCGCAACTGATACCGCCTTTCTCCCGTGATATAGCCTGGGTGCGGGTGTACGCAAACCGCCGGGACACCATGAACTGTATGAACAAGGCCCAGATTCGGGAAAGCCTGGAAATCTACGGAGAAAAGACCGTTCGGCGGGTATTGCCGGGATATAACTTTCTGCTGGTATGGCTGGAGGAATAGACAGCATGAGAGAGGATGATTTAAGACGGATCATCCGCAAAGAAAAGGAAAAACGCGGATTGACCCTTGAAGCGCTGGAAGCCCTGAGCGGCGTTTCCAGATCAACAATCGGAAATTGGGTGACAGGCTCCAGGAATATGACGCTGCGAACGCTGATTCTGCTGCTGAACGCGCTGGGCTTAGAAATCGGGGTTAGGAGGAAGAAGGAACCATGAGCGGAGGAATACCCAAAACCACACGTTGCCGGGCGTGCAACGCTGAAATCATGTTTATTGAAACCGCGCTGTATAAGAAAACGCCTGTGGACGCGGAACCCGTCTGGGTGCGGCCAGACGTGAAAAGCAAAAGCGTTTATGTGCTTCCAACCGGGGGCACGATCAGCGGGGAAATTGTGGGGGACGCTTACGAAGGCCCGGAAGAATTGAAAATGGCATTTGTAAGCCATTTTGCCACATGCACCAACCCGGACGGATTCAGGAAGCCCAGGAAACCACGGGACAGGACAAAGAAAATGGAGGGGGCAGAGCATGGAATCTTTTAAGAAAGGTCAAACGGTATACTTGTTACGGGTGGGTGATTACCGCGACCGTGACCACAAAATCCATGAACCCCGTGAAGCTATGATAACGGCTGTTGGCAGAAAGTATTTAACAGTTGCTTTTCCTGGGTCACGGTTTGTATGGGAATTGAAATTTGATAAAGAATACCCGTTCAGGCAGAAAACAGATTATGCACCTGACGAAATGATTTTCTTTTCCCGTGAAGATGCAATTAACGCACAAAATAAACGAAATGTTTTTCTTGAAGTAAGAAAAGAAATTTCAGAAAGACATATTAAATCATTTACTTTGAACCAGCTACAAAAAATCAAAAGCATTATGAATGAGAAAGTAACGGATGACAGGCTCCCGGACGAATGGTAGAGGGAGATAGAAAGGACGGCGTGAATATCGCCCTATGGAGGAAAGCCAAACATGGAATACATGAAAAAAGAAAGAATCCAGGCACCCGCTGAACTATTGCCGAGAGAACTACTGATTCACACATTCGGCCATGGCTGGGAAGAACGCTGGTATATTGGGGATGACGAAGAACCGGAAAGCAAAACGCTGGAAGAATGTGTTTGGATAGGCGGACACATTATGCTGGACAGCGGCAGCACCGCCGACGCCGGGGGCGACTGGTGGGTGGAGCATTACGGCAGAAAGTATGGCGTGAGAATATGGCTGGGAGGGGAACCGCCAACGGAGGAACAGCGCGTCAACACGCCATGGACAGAATAAGCGGCGCGATATATCGCCCTGGGGAACCAGGGCGATTTATGCCGACGCAGGAGCACCCGCACGATTCAATGAAAGGGAAACTTCATGGACGTGGATGTGCCAGACGGGTTTCCGGTTCAATTCCGGGGGTCGGCAAATTTTTCTTCCTATAATATGGGCCTGGAAGCTGGGCTTCAAACCGTGGGGACAGGCTCCCACGGTGCGGGCTTGTATGGAGTATTAAAATAACGCACACCAGGAAGGAACCTTCCCGGCAGGGGGCAGGGATGGGAAACCGGGTGGTGGTGATATAAAGGGGAAGGGGTCGCGGGGAAACCAATATACGGATTTGGTGTCCCCGCGCTGATGGCAGCGGCGCAACGGAAGCGGGAGGAAGGGAAACACCATGGCATGGGAATATGACGGGCTATTCGATCAGGTGTATAACGAGCAGGGGGCCGACCTGCTGGGCGAATACTGGCGGAACCTTCCTTCAAGCATCCGGGTGGGTCAAATGGGCTACAGGACGAAAACTACGAAGGCCGGGCCGCGCCTGGAAGCAGAAGTCTATCCGCTGTTCGGGCGGGAACAGAGAAAGCGGCTGCGGGAAGCAAAAAAGAACCTGACACCGATGAAGCAGCAGAAATTAAACACTGAACGGCGTGACCGTCATTTTGTGCTGCTGGCGGAGGGGAACTTTTCAGAAGCGGATTATCACCTGACGCTGACCTATCAGGACGCGCCGGGCTATGACCGGGTGAAAAAGGACGTTCGGAATTTTCTTGCAAAGGTGAAGCGACTGCGGGTCAAGCGTGGATTGCCTGAATTGAAATACCTGGGCACGATAGAGGGCGGCGAAGAAGACGGGAAAACCAGGATTCACGTCCACCTGCTGATAAGCGGCGGGATTGAGCGGGCGGAACTGGAAGCGCTCTGGGGCAAAGGATACGCCAACGCGGATAAGCTGCAAATGAACGCGGACGGTCTGGAAGCCGTGGCCCGGTACATCATGAAGCAGCAGAAAGAAGGCAGGGCGGGCCGATGCAGAAAACCGCTTCAAAGCCGGAACCTGAAACAGCCCAGAAGCCGAACCAATGACACCAAACTAAGCAACCGGAAAGTGAAGCAGATTGCGCGGGGCTTTGAGAACGAAGCAAAAGAAATCATGGAAAAAGCATATCCTGGTTATTCGTTCGTGAAATGCGGGGTTTATTGGAGCGACGTGGTGGACGGGGTTTATATTCGCTGCGTCATGCGGAAATGGGAGGGCAGGAAGGAATGACAAACTTTGCAAGAATAAGGGAACTGGCGCGGCAGGAAGAAAGGCTGCGCTGGGCCGTGGAAAGGCAGCGGGCGAAATGCACCCGCAAAACGCCCACATACAGCGACGGGCCAAGAGGAAGCGGCGGCGGGCAGCGCATGGAGGAAGACACGATCAGGCTGGTGATGCTGAAAGACCAGCTTGAACACGTGCGGGAAGAACTGGAGCCGGAGCGGGCACTATTGCAAAGATATGTCAAAAAGCTAAAGGACGGCACACAGCGGGCCGCTATGGAAATGCGGTATATGAAGGCCATGGGGATTATAGAAATCGGGGATACAATGGGATATTCTGAGCGGCAGGTGCGGCGCATACTGAAACGCGCTGAAAGCCTTGTGCTGCAAAGGGAAAAGGCCAGTGAAGACAGGCGGAAAAGATGTCCGGTCGTGTCCGGTAATTCTGTGATATAATGTATTTGGTCGATGAAGGGCCATGAAGTGTTATCCTCCAAACAGGCAGCGGGACAGGCGCGGACTGTTCCGCTGTTCTATTTGGCAATCGGGAGCGGTGGCACATGATAAGCAAGACAGATCAGAAGCGGCAGCAATGGCGGGAAGCTGTGGCGGCGTTCTATGTGTCGGGTGTCTGGATTGACTGCGCAAGAGCGTATAGGGATAGCAACCCGCTTTGTGAACGGTGCCGGAAAAAAGGGGAAATCAGCCTGGCCGAACAGGTTCACCACAAAATAAAGCTGACACCGGAGAACATAAACAACCCGGATATAACACTTAACTGGGACAACCTGGAAGCACTTTGCGGCGACTGTCACCGGGAAGAACACCGGAAGCAGCGCCGGGACGAAAAGAACAGCGGGAAACGCTGGAAAGTGGACGAAAACGGGATTGTTAGTTGCTGATACCATCCCCCCAGGGTCGGGAAAAATCATTGGGGGTGGTCAGCTCAAGGGGGTAGCTAAAAAAATCTCTCGCGGGTGCGTGCGCGGAGTTTTTGGAATCCAGCGCCGGGCAAGGCGCGGCAGGCCGGAAGGCCATTTTTTATTCAGAGTTAGCCGGAGGTCATAAAAGATCATCCGGTTTTTTCATAGATGGGAGTGGGTAAGCCATGGCAGCGGTGACAAACGTTAAAAAGCTGATGGCGCTGGGCGAAAAGTACAAGGTAGACCAGGACGAAGACTTTATTGTAGCTGCAAAGACGTTCGTTGAGGAAGCCAAGCTGATAAACCAGATGCGGGCGCAGATCAAAAAGGACGGGCTGACAGTAACGAAAGAATATGTCAAGGGCCGGGAAAACCTGACAGCGCACCCGCTGATAGCAGAAATCCCGAAACATGTTGACTGCGCAAACCGGACGCTGGCCAACATGGCGACCATCATAGAAAACAGAGGGGAACCGCCGGAAAAGGTGGAGGAAGACGAGTTGACACAATTCCGGCTTAACTCATAAAGAAGGGCGGCGGGAAGTGTGAACCGTGTCGGATGAAAACGCAGTTCTGCAATACTGGAAAGCGATCAACACCGGAGAAATAAACGTTGGGAAATGGATTCGGCTGCTGTATGAAGTGGTTCTGGAAGGGATTACAGATAACCGCTGGTTTTTCGACACAAGGAAAGGCAATAACGCGATTGCGTTTATTGAGCGCTTCTGTCATCATTTCAAGGGCAAGCTGGCACCGGGCCGCATTAAACTTGAATTGTGGCAGCGGGCTTCCGTCTTTTTGATTTTCGGTGTCGTGGATGGAGCCGGGCGGCGGCAATTCCGGGAAGTGGCCTGGTATATCGGGCGGAAAATGGGAAAAAGCCTGATTGCGGCGGGCATTATGGAATACATTGCTTTTGCTGCGGGAGAGTTCGGAAGCGAAATATATTTTCTGGCTACGAAGGTAGATCAAGCCGACCTGAGTTATAGCGCATTTGAGTTCAATTTCAGGCATGAACCGATTTTAGGGAAACGGATAAAAAGCACAAAGCGCGGCCTGATGATTGACGAAACAAACACGCTGATAAAGCGGCTCCCGTTCAGCGACAAAACGTTGGACGGCCTTAACCCCATGGCCTTCCTGGGCGACGAAGCAAGCAGTTGGTCGGCAAAGAAGGGCCTTTCCGTTTGGGAAGTCATGATGTCGGGCACTGGTGCGCGTGAAGAACCGCTGGGAATGGCAATCAGTTCAGGCGGATATATCAGCGAAGGGATTTATGATGAACTGTTTGCCAGGGGAACGGCTTTTCTGAAAGGGAACAGCAGAGAACAGCATATCTTACCAATTTTCTACATGATCGACGATGAAGAAAAATGGAACGATATTGAAGAACTGAAAAAAAGCCTTCCGGGCCTGGGCGTTTCCGTATCTGAAGAATTTATCAGAAGTGAAATCGACATAGCGGAAGGAAGCCTGAGCAAAAAAATAGAGTTCCTTACCAAGTACGCAAACCTGAAACAAAACCCGACTGTAAGCTGGCTGACGGCGGCGGAGGTAAACGGATGCTTTGGTGATAATGCGTATACGCTGGAGGATTTCCGCCATTGCTACGCGCTGACGGGCGTGGATTTGAGCATAACAACAGACCTGACGGCTACGGTGGCGCTGATTGAGCGCGGCGGCGTGGTTTATTTTTTCGCTCAATTTTATATGCCGCGAAACGTGGTAGACGTTGCCGCTGAACGCGATCAGATCCCATACAGGAAATATATCGAACAGGGTTATTTGACGGAAAGCGGAGAAAACCAGGTAGATTATCACGACTGCGAAAAATGGTATGAACGCCTGGAAAGCGAATACGAAATAATCCCGCTGAAAAACGGTTATGACACTTATACAGCGGCCTACCTGGTGCAAGATTTGGAAAACGCCGGGCATGATATGGAAGCCGTGAAACAAGGGCCAAACCTGACAGGCGTTATTATTGACGTTGAAGGCATGATAAGGGACAAGCGGCTTCAAAGCGCGAACCAAAACGGCTTGATGAAAATACACATGATTGACAGCGCTATCAAAATGGACACACTGAGCAAACGACGGCAGCTTGTGAAAATCAAGGATGACGCAACGGTGCATATTGACGGAATGGCGGCACTGCTGGATGCTATGTGTATGAGAAGAAATTATTACAATGAACTTGAACACCTGCTGAGGAATGAGCGGGAAGAAACCGGGGAAAAGGACGGCGGGAACAATGGGACTGGTTGAATTTTTCAAAGGATTGATGAAAAGCGGAAACGCGAAGAACATTCAAAACGCGGTGACACAGTTTGAAATGTTCAGCGCCTATTCGCCTGTTTTTCATTCCTGGGGCGGGAAAATCTATGAAAGCATGTTGGTTCGTGAATCGGTGGACGCACACGCACGGCACGCAATGAAATTAAAGTTTATCATGCAGGGGTCGGCGCGGGCAAAACTGAAAACGGAACTTCTCAGCGGGCCGAATGAATTTGACACATGGCCGTCATTTTTGGAAAGGTGCTCCAATATTTACCGGACACAGAACAACCTTTTCATATCTCCTATTTTGGATGACCTGGGCGACATTCGCGGATTCTGGCCGCTTTTCCCGACCAATACAGAAGTCAGGGAAAAAGACGGAATCCCCTTCCTGGTGTTCCAATTCGGCAACGGAAAAACAATGGCGATGGAGTTAAACAAAATCGCCGTTATCAGAAGGCACCAGCTACAAAGTGATTTTTTCGGGGAACCGAATACACCGCTTGACCAGACAATGGAAATGGACAGCATGACCATGCAAGGCATTATCGAAGGCATTAAAAACGCGAGTGGATACCAATTCATGGCGGAACTTGCGCAAAAAATGTTTGACGAAGATGTAAAAAAAGAGCGGGAACGGTTCGACAAGCTGAATTTTGGTGAAAAAGGCGGGCGCGGCCTTCTGCTGTTCAACGGCAATTTGAAAAACGTGAAGCAGGTGGAACCGGGCAAAATGCCGATTGATACAAACCAAATGCAAATGATACGGGAAAATGTGTTTGCATATTTTGGAACCAATATGGACATTTTGCAAAACACGGCGGACAGCGCAAAGCTGAACGCCTTTTATGATGGAGAAACGGAACCCTTCGCTATCAAAATGAGCGAAGCATTAACCAGGATGGTGTACACCCGGCGGGAGGAACACCAGGGGAATAAAATTTTCTTTGCGGCAAACAGGCTTCAATATATGAACGTGGCCGAAAAGGTGAACGTTTCAAAAGAACTGGGTGACCGTGGGGCAATCCTGATTGATGAAATCCGCGAACTGTTCAACTATCCCCCGCTCCCGGATGGGAAGGGCCAACACGCGCCTATACGCGGAGAATATTACATGGCAGATGAAGGCAGACCGGACGCGGGGAAAGACAAAGACGAAAAAGAAAAGGGCGAAGGTGAAAAGGATGAATGACAGAGAAATCAGGATGCTTGAATTTGAGATTCGGGCAGAAGAAAACGACGAACACGGCCATTTTATCACCGGAACGCCTATTGTGTTTGGGCAGGTGACAGACCTGGGCTGGTGCCGTGAAGTCATGGATGCGGGCGCGGTTGATAAGGATACCGACCTGAAAGACGTTCGCTTCCTGATAGGGCACAACACGGGCATGGTGCCGCTTGCCAGGAGCCGGAACAATAACAAAAACAGCACCATGCAAATGAAGGTGACGGAAAAAGGAATGGAAATCCGCGTGGATTTGGATATTGAAAATAACGCGGATGCAAAGACCCTTTATTCCGCTGTTAAACGTGGGGACATTTCCGGGATGTCCTTCATGTTTACAATAGATAAATGCCAATGGGAAGACATCGACACGGAAAGCCCCTTGCGGCGGGTAACACATATTCGCAAGGTGTTTGAAGTAAGCGCGGTGGCTTTTCCGGCATACGAAGGGACAGACCTTCAAACCGCTTCCCAGGATGCAGCGCCGGAGGGCGCGGCATCGGCGCTGGAGAGCGTGGCGCGGCGGGAATTGGAGGAACTCAGGGAAAAGGCAAAAGCCAACAAAGAGCGCCGGGAAAAGGCGCTGGAAGCATTAAGGAGGTAAAAAAACATGAATTTCAGCACATGGACGAATGAACAACTGACTGCCCGCGTGGAAGAACTGCGGGGCATTGCGGAAAATCCCGGAGAACGCACCACGGAAGAACTGGAAACGCTGGCCCAGGAACGGGCAGCGATCGACGCGGAACTGGTAAAGCGCCGTAATAATACGGCCCTGGAAGCCCTGCGGCGGCAGCAGGTGGCGGGCGGTGTGCCCGGCGTGCATACCCTGGAAACGATGGGCGGCGAACAGCGGCAGGAAAGCCAGAGCGAAGCCGAACAGCGGGCGCAGGAGTTTGTGAACACCCGGCGCTGTGCCCTTCCCGTTGAGGAAACGCGGGCGCTGCTGGTGTCCACGGGCCACATTGCAACGCCTACGCAGGTATCCGGCATCAATGACCAGGTGGGTGGTTCTGTCAGTTCCATTCTTGATATGATTTATATTGAGAATTGCGAAGGCATGAGCGCTCACCGCGTGGCCTATGTGGTCAGTGACCCCGTTGCGGCTGACACCCAGACGGAAGGAAGCCCGGTCACCCAGAAGGAAGGCAGCTTCGACTATGTGGACATCACGCCTGAAAGCATCGGATGCTACGCCCAGATTTCCAAGCAGGTGAAGAAGCAGACACCGCTTGTTTACCAGTCCAAGGTCACCGCTATGGCCCTGAAATCCCTGCGGAAAAAGGCCGTTGCCAAGGTGGTGGAAAAGCTGCAAACGTCCAGCCTGGTGGATACGCTGGAAGCGGAACTGGCAAGCAATAAAGGCGCGATCACTGAAAAGACCCTGCGTAAAATCGTGCTGGCCTACGGCGGCGAAGAAGACGTGGTGGGCGGTGCCGTGCTGTTCCTGAACAAGAAAGACCTGGAAGCGTTCGGCGACGTGCGCGGAACGAACGAAAAGAAAGCTGTCTATGAGATCACGCCGGACGGCGCTAACCCCAACGTTGGAACCATCCGTGACGGCGGCGTGACTGTCCGTTACTGCATCGTTTCCAACCTGACCGCGTGCAGCGGAACCGCGAAAGCGGCGACGGCGAAGAAAACCATGTTCTATGGTGACCCGCGCTGCTTTGAACTGGATTTGTTCAGCAACTATGAAATCCAGGTTTCTTCCGACTTCGCCATTACCAGCCTGATGGATACCATCGTTGGTGATGCGGAACTGGGCGGCGACGTGGTGGTGAATCATGGCTTTGTAGCCCTGACCATTCCCGCGACCGCCTGAGAATAAAAACGACACCCGGCGGGGGCCTTCCCTTTCCCCTGCCGGGAATTTTCTGCAACGAGGTGAACAAGCGTGCTGGGAGAAGCAAAGCTGACATGCCGGGCAATGGATAAGCACTATGAACCGGAATTGTGCAGACTGATTCGCGCTGGAATCCTGGTGCTGAAAACCAGGGGAATTGTTTTCGACGGTGATTTCACCTATACCACGGAAACGGAAGAAGAAACGGGCTTGCCTGTTTTGAAGACCTGGGATTGCACGATAACGGATGAATGGGTGAAAACGACCATCCTGGCTTATGTGAAAGCCAATTTCCCAGGCATGAAGGACGCTGAAAAGCTGCAAGAAGCATTTGAAAACATGCTGGGAAGCATGATGAACACAAGCGGATATACCAAATGGGAAGGCGGAAACACCAATGGGTAAAGCGGCAGCAGTTCTTTTTATCACGGAGATAAAAAGAGCGCACGGCGTGCATGAAGCAATCCGGGAAGAAAAGCGCCTGGTGCTTTGCACGGAAGACGGGGTGGGCTTGACAGAATACTATCTGGCGCACAATGACGGAATGAAGCCGGAATTAAAAATCAAGCTGACCCTGGAAGAAGACTACCACGGCGAAAACCGCCTGGAATACCTGGGGAAACCCTATGATATTATCCGCACGAAGCCGACGGAAGACGGCGGACTGGAAATAGTTGCTCAGAGGGGTGACGTGAATGGGCCGAATCAAGAAAAAGACAACGACGCTGGATGACAAGCTGGCGGCGGAACTGAGCAAAACCGGAATCCCCTTCCAGGCGGATTCATGGGAAAATGAAGCGCCGAATAATTACGGTGTGGTAGAGATCACGGGCCAGGATAAGGCGGAATGGGCCGACGGGCACATGATAGACCAGACATTCACGGCAGAGATCACCCTTTATGTGACTGGTAATAGCGCAAAATGGCTCCAACTGGTTCAGGAAAAGCTGGAGGAAATGGAAGCAGGATATTCCCTTCCTGAGCGCCGATGGCTCCCGGACATTCGGAAAACAAGGTGGATTTGGAAAGCGTCTTTCTACCTTCCGCTTGAATGGGTGGAACTGGTGGAGGTGTGACCCGTGGCACGAATGGAAATGCAAGGCGACCTTGACGTACAAGTGACGCAATTGGGCGAATTGCAGCGGGGTGCTGTGAAAAGAATTGTCATGGCTGGCGCGGACGCGCTGAGAGAGGTCACAAAAAAGAACATTGACGAATATCACCATGTCGGGAAAACTGGCAGTATGCGCGAACATGTCAGGGCCGGGGAATACCGGGAGGGCCTGGGGTGGGGCGCTGTGTATGTTTACCCACAAGACGAAGATAACCGGGGCGTGAGAAACGCCATGAAAGCGTTTGTCATTGACCGTGGTTTAGGCCGGAAGCCAAACACAGCCCGGTCACGCGGGAGAGAACGCAATAAAACAGGCGATCACTTTCTAACGCAGAAGACGGTGAAAGAAGCGGAAGAAGCGACCGAAAAGGCCATGGAAGCGGAATACGATAAAATCATTGACGAAATCAATCAATAAGGAGTGAATGAGCAATGGCAAAGGTAGGAATCAAGGGCCTGACCTATGCGAAATACCAGAGCGGCGGCGACGGAAACGCCGTGGTATACACTGGCGGAAAGAAGCTGGATGACTTCATTTCCCGCGCGGACATCACCGAAAGCAGAAGCGACGTGAAGGAACACGCCGACGATCACCAGATTGACAGCGAAAACAGCCTGGATAATGTGACCCTGGCTATTGAACTGGTGAACAATAACCCGGATATTAAAAAAGATATTCTGGGGCACATCCAGGAGAATGAAGAACTGCTGGTCACCGGGGACGCTGCGCCGTTCGTGGGCATCGGCTTCATTTGCCGGAACCGCTTCAAAGGCGCTGTCACCTATGAAGCATACTGGTTCTTTAAGATGCAGTTTTCCACTGGCGGCGTGACCGCTGAAACCAGGCGGGAACAGACCAACTTCGGCCATGAAACCATTAACGGCACGGGAAGCGCCGTGGTGCTGACTTCCGGCGGGAAGGAATACTTCTACGCCCATAAAGACGGCCTGGCAACGGAAGCCCTGGCCCGCACCTGGCTTAATAGCAAAGCCGGAATTACTGCGTAAACAGAAGGCGGAGGGAATCAAAACCCCTTCGCCTTGCTTTTCGTTAAATTGTTTTGATGGAGGGAAAAGAAATGGCTGCTATCACGATCAACGGTGTAACGTATGACCTGCGCATGGACATTCACGCCATGGAAAAGATTGAAAAAGAGTTCGGCGACCTGAAAGAAGCCATGCGGCAATTCAGGGGTGAAAACAGAAAAATAAGCACAGTGAAAGCCATGTTCCGCATTTTGGCGAATAGCGGACGGTGGAAGGAAGGCAAGCCGGAAGACGTGACCGGGGAGGAAATCGGCGGCTGCAACCTGGGAGATATGAGCCTTCTTGCGGAAGCGCTCAATAAAACATTGGAAGAAGCAATGCACGCGGAAACCGTGGGCGGCAATGCTGCGGATGATGAAGTGCATGATGAATATATGGAAGAACTGGAGCGGCAGGGAAAAAACGTATAAACCAGCGAGGGATACGGGTCGTTGAATATTACGGCTACGCTCTTATCGCTGGGATAGGACACGACGAAGCGGAAAGGATGCTTCCGGGATATATTCTTGATATGTATATGATGCGGCTGAAATATGACGTAAGGCTGGCCGGGGGCAAGCTGGCGCGACGGTTCGGCATGTAAAGGGAGAAAAGACAATGGCTGAGAAGGAAATCAAACGGCGAATCGTGCTGGAGGGTGAAAAGGAATACAGCGCGGCATTGAAAGAAGTGGGCCGCAACCTGAAAACCCTGAAAAGTGAATTGAAGGCGGAAACTGCCGAACTGGGGGCGAACGCCACACAGCAGCAGAAAAACGAAGTGAAAATGAAAAGCCTTCAAAAGCAGATCAAAGAGCAGGAGAAGGCCGTTAAAACCTATCAGGAAGCGCTGAAAGAGGTAAAGGAACATTACAGCGATAACGAAGATGCTATTGCCAAATGGGAAACAAAGCTGAATGACGCACGGGCGACCCTGGCGAATATGAGAAACAGCCTGGCGGACTTGAACCAGGGAATACAGGGCACAAACAGCGCTTTTTCGGAAGCGGCAAGCAGCGCGGCGGCAACCGTGACCGCAACAAAGAGCGTGGCGGACACGCTGGAAAGCCTGGGCGACATTGGGGAAGGTGTCAGCAGCGCCATAGAAAACATTTTTTCTGGTATGCTGGATACAGTGACCGACATTGCACAGCAAATGTGGAATTTAATCAGCCAGACGGCGGAGAAAGCCAACGGCTGGACGGATACGGCTAACATTTGGGGAACTGACCCGCAAACAATTCAGCAATATACAAGGGCGCTGGAGGGCCAAGGGAAAAGTTTTTCCGATTTGGAAACCATTGTAAACAAAATTGTTTATGGTGGAAAGGGGAAAAAGATCACTGAATTACTGGGCATTTCCGGGGTAAATTATCGGGGATATAACGATTGGGACTATGCTATGGTCGTTATGGATAAGATATACGACATGCAGCAGCGCGGGAAAAACATGAATCCGATTTATGAAGAAATATTCGGCGGGAAAAACGCGACCAAAGCTATTGACCTGATTAACGGCTGGGACAAAATAAAGGGAAGCCTGGACACATACAACGGAAATATTACTGCTTACGGAATGAGCGACAAAGAACTGGAGTATATGGACGACCTATGGGTAAAAATCAATACCATAGAAACAAAATTTGACGCTTTGAAAGATAAATTCGCCGCTGGCCTGGGCATGGCTACAGGAACTTTACTTGTGAATGTGGAAGGCGGGCTGGATGCGATTGAAAAATTTATGAGCGCGGAAACGCCGGAGGAACGGGAAGCGGCCCTGGAAGACCTGAGAAAGAACGTGGAAGAGTTCTTCAAGAAGGTGGGAGAAATCCTGAAAGAAGGAATCAAAATACTGGGGCAAGTTGGGGAGGAATTGCAGGAAAGCGACGACCCAGTAGTACACGCAATAGGCGATATTTTAACGGCGCTGAAAGAATCGCTTGAATGGATGGTAAACAATCAAGACGATGTGAAAGCGGCATTTGAAGCCATTTTCGGCGTTTGGCTTCTGGCAAAGCTGGGGGCCGTTGCGGGAAAACTGACTTCTATTATTGCCCAAATAAAAGTGATAGAAGGCTTCAAAGGACTGGGCGGCGCTGCGGCAGCGGGGAACGCGGCGGCTGGTGGCGCTGCGGCAGGGGCAGCAAGCGCGGCAACAGGAGCAGCGACAACAGCCGGAACACCGCTGGGCGGACTTTTGAACGCGCTGGGAATCGGTGCGTTATTCAAAACGGGAATGGAAGCCAGTGAACAACTGGGCACCGGCATTTATGGAGCGCTATACCAGAAAACGAATCCTGATTACAAGCCCATAGAGATAACGGGCTATATGGATGAACAAGGGAACATCATAGAAAAAACCGCGCCAACCGGAGAACCCAGAAGGAAAAAGGTTATCACGGGGACAGCGGATGAATCATCCATGATGGGGTATATACCGGATTCAGCGCCGGGGCCGACACAAGCGCAAAGGGACGCGGCGGAAGCCTTCTGGGACATTTTCCGTCAAAACTTCGGTGATGTACCGGACAGCGCATTTGATGACCTGGAAGAAGCCTTTCAGGGGAATCAAGACCTTTTCGACAAGCTGGATACTCTGATAGACAAATTATCAGAGCATGATAGCGTGGACGATAGCTGGAGGAACATGGAGGATTTGCCCGCCAACTGGTGGCTTGACGCGGACAAGTGGCAAAACAGCGGAAACGCGAACGGCGGGAACGCGATCACCAGCAGCGACCTTCAAAATTTCAGAAGCCTTCCCGCCGGGATTGCGGCAGCGGCACGGGCTGGAACGGCGGAGGGCATAAGCAATATAAAGGTGGTTATTGACGGATACGCGGCGGGCCGCTTGCTTGCGCCGTATATAAGCGAATACATAGCCCAGGATATAATGGGCTGACGCGGGAGGATGGAAACAGCATGGCTTATCTTGACATCATTGTGCCGCACTACACGGAACCATGGAAAACCGGGAAGAAATTCTTCCACATGCTGGCACTACAGCGGGGAATCAGTTTTGATGAAATCCGCGTGATTCTAATACAAGACGGCAAAGAAGGGGCGCTTCCGAAAGACCTTTTTCGGGAGTGCCCCTTTCCTGTGCAGCAGCGCACAATAAAACACCATGGCGTAAGCGCTGCGCGGAATATGGGGCTGCGGCTTGCAACGGCTCCATGGGTGGCGTTCTGTGATTTTGACGACATGTTTTCCAGTGTTTTGAGCGTAAAGGTGGCGCTGGAAGCGCTGAGGAAGGCCGAAAAAGACGGAAAAGTGTATCTCTGGGACAGGTTCATGGAAGAAGGCAGCGGGCCGGATGGGGACTATATTTTATATAAGCACGGCTGGGACATGACCTTCATTCATGGCCGATTTATTCAGCGGCAATTCCTGCTTGACAACGGCATTAAATTCAATCCCGCTTTGACTTTTGGAGAGGATGCGGAGTTTAACGCGCTTTGCCAGATCATAGCCGGGGAAGCACGGGTGGGCGAAATAAAAGAGCCGATTTATCTATGGTGTACGAACGAAGAAAGCGTGACGCGCCGGGAAAAGGATAAATCCGTCTTTTACAGTAAAATGCTGGAGCATCGGTTTTCAACGGCTGAGGAATTGCAGCGCCGGGGTATTGAAAATGAATACCTGGGGGCCGTGGTTCGCACGGTGATAGATTGCTATTATGAATTTACAGCCGAAATAGCGACGGAAAACATCAAGAAATGTGAAGGACAGTTTGCAGCATGGTGGCAACAGCACCGGGCTTCCTTCATGGCAGCACCCGCTGAATTGATGGGCGGCATTATGTGCAGCGTTCGGGACAATGCGGTAAAAAGCGGTGCTTGCATCGTGGAGCGCGTAACCCTGGGTGACTGGCTGCAATCCATAGAAGACAAGTATAAGACGCAATAAGGAGCGAAAAGGAAAATGATTTTAGCCCATAGAGCAGCGCTGAACGGCGTGGAACTTGACAGCCTGGATAATCGCATATTGATTCAGGGCATAGATGAAGCGGCAGGGAAGGAACAAATCAGCGCTGTAAGCCTTTTTGGGGGCACTGGGCAGCGAATCACGAACCAGCACCGGGATTCATTGGATGTGACGGTGCGCTTCTCCATGCGCATAAAAAAGAACGATATGGAAGCGCGGGAAGAACTGTTTGAAAGGGTTTCCGCGTGGGCCGCTGGCGGCGGCTGGCTGACTGTCAACTATAAACCGGAAAGGCGGCTGCGGGTGATATGCGCCAATTTTGCACCCGCCGGGGATATGTGGAACTGGGCAAACATCTATTCTATTGTTTTCCGGGCCTATTCCATCCCATACTGGCAGCAAGCTGTTCCAAATAAGCTGATGGCAAGCGGAAGCACATTCAACCGACAATTCGGTGTAGCGGGCAGCGCTCAGACGGTGCTTGACGTTGAGTTCAAAAACAACGGCGGCACATGCACCACATTCAAAGTGGTGGCCGGGGCAAGCATGATTGAATTAACCGGGCTGAACCTGGTGAAAGGCCAAACGCTGGCGATCAAACACACGGATGACGGGCTGCTGCAAATCACAGCGGGAGGAAGTAGCGTGCTGGACAAGCGCACGGTAGCTTCCAGTGATGATTTGTATGTATCTCCCGGCACTGTGACGGTGTATATATACGCGCCGCAAGCTGGAACGGTAACGATCAGCTGCGCGGGGAGGTATGCTTAATGATAAAACTGACAGGCCACACACTGACACCAGGGGAGCGAATCACGCCGGAAAGCAACGCCTTAACCCTGACGGAACGGGGCAGCATTGCAAGAATCACCCTGGGGCCGGAACAGCCGGAACTAAACGTGGATGACTGGGTGCTGGAGAACGAGGAACCCGGCGCGGGCATAGTGTGGCGCGTGAAAACCGTGGAAACCACCTTCAACACGCGCACCCGCGTTATCACCCTGGAACATGCTATCAACACCCTGCGGGATGTTTCCATGTTCGGCGAAGTGACGGCGGACATGATAAGCGGCGGCGTGGATTGCACGGCACGGCAAGCTGCGGATTATGTGCTGGGGCATCAAAATATCTGGACGCTGGAAACATTCGATTACAGCATGAGCGCACCATTCCGCTTCAACGGGGAGGATTTGTTTTCCGCGCTGCAAACGATCACAAGCGCACTGGATGACCCCTGGTGGGATTATGATATGTCCGCGCTTCCTTTCAAGCTGCATATCCGGCGGAAAACAACGGGGGCAGATTGTGAAATGCGCATGGGGCGGAACCTTTCCACATTAAGAAAAATGGTGGACAGGACGCAGATGTACACCAGGATTTATCCAATCGGGGAAAATGATATTCACATTGCGGAAGAATACCTGAGCAAAAATGAAGAAATCTACGGGCGAAAAGACAAGGTACTGACGGACACCAGCAAGAGTGACCCGGAAATGTTGCGCTTGTGGGCGCTGGATAAGCTGAACAGGCATTGTGAACCGACGGTGACAATCACCATCGGCGGGCTTGAACTGAGCAGATCAACCGGGGAAAGCCTTGACCATTTGGTGTTGGGGAGAAATTGCCGGGTGCCGCTTCCTGAGTTCGGGACAGCGATCACGGAACGGATAACGAAGCTGAACTGGAGGGACGCTGTAAAAGAAAAGGAAAACGTGACGGTGACGCTGTGCAACACCCTTCAAGATATAGCCAGTATCATCAATAAAGAAATCAGCGAGGGGGCCGGATACAGCGGCAGCGCAAGCCGGGCAGCGGCGAAAAAGCAGAAAGAAGACCATGCCTGGTTCATCGACACGGAAAGCCATGTGGGGATGGTGGCAGAAGCGATCATCGGCGGCGGGCCGGATGGGGTGAACTGGAGCCGGGTGGCTGAAATCATCGTTGACGGCGAAGGAATCCATGACCAGGTGGTGCTTGCAATGGGCAGCTTGATTGTGGCTTTTGGGCGGCAGGATATGACGGAATACAGCCTGACAACCGTTTTCCAAAAGACCGGAATCGGGAGCCTGGACGCGGGCCAAACGCTTTACGGTATGCAGGTTATGAGCGCGGAAAGCCTGTATACCGTTTTTCAGAAAACAGGTATCGGAAGCCTGGGGCAGAATGAAACCCTGTACGGTATGCAGCGCATGAACGCGGAAAGCCTGGTAACGGTATTTCAGAAAACAGGTATCGGAAGCCTGGGGAACAATGAAACCCTGTACGGTATGCAGCGCATGAGCGCGGAAAGCCTTTTAACCGTTTTCAAGAAGACGGGAATTGACAGCCTGGGGAACAATGAAACCCTATACGGCAGGCAAATCATGACGGTGGAAAGCCTTTCAACCGTTTACAGGAAGACGGGAATTGACAATCTGGGGAACAATGAAACCCTGTACAGCCGACAGACCCAGACGGCGGAAAGCCTGACAACGGTTTACCAGAAGACCGGAATCAACAGCCTGGGGCAGAATGAAACCCTATACAGCAAGGTGACGCAGACGGCGGAAAGCCTGACAAGCAAGGTCGGAAAGGGTGAAATTGCAAGCACGATCAATCAGACGGCCCAAAGCGTGCTGATTAAAGCAAGCAAAATCAACCTGGAAGGCTATGTCACGGCAACGGAACTTGATGCGGAAAAAGCCAGATTTGACAACCTGGTAAGCGGAAAAACGGCTGCAAGCACCTTGTACGCAACAAACTTCTATTCCACTAATTTTTATGTCAATAACAGAATGGGAACATGGCAGCTTCCGAGCATGGGCGACGCTTCGGTGGATGGAAGCGTGCTGTCTGCAAGCCAGTTAAAACTTGACCATTGCCATAATGTAACAATCACTGAAAACAATGGAACCGTTACTGTAGAGGTGGGGAAAGCCAGAACAACGGCGGGCAGCGATTTTTTTAATATTGCCGATACCACTTTCTATCAGAATGGGGTATCGGCAGCATGGACGGCAGCGGCAAACGAAGTTGACATGCTGGGAAGAAAAAACGGCACTGGAAACTATGTATCCCTCAAAAACCAGACAGGAACCATCACCCTTGATTATGGGGAAACATACCAGGTCAAAACCGTATGGAAATCAGGCGCGAACAATCCGCAATCCTCCATTGTTCGGACAATCGCCGCGCCTTCCTCTGTTCCCATTTCAATCAGCGGAGCATGGAACGCGACGGGGCTTCAATATGTCGGGTATGAAAACACCTATCACATATATAACAACGGAAGCGAAGTTGGGTCAAAAACCATATACCTGAGCAGTTATGGAAATGATACCATCGTTGCGCGGGAAGACAGCTATTCCGGCGCTGTGATTGCAAAAATTGATAGTAAATACAGCGCTGGGTACAGCGCCGGGGAATCAGCAGGATACAATAACGGATACAGCGCCGGATACACAGACGGGCAGCAGCCGGGGAACAATTATTTTTCATTTGCATGGAATGGAACGGGCATTTCAACAAGGTTTCGTATCCACATGAACGATGAAAACACCGGGCTGGTGGGTCATCTTGCCTATGATGGCGATTATATCACCATGGTGGGGAACGACGGGAACACCTATGCGCGGCTTCTGCGTTCACCTTGATAAAAGGGAAAAAAGAAAAGGGAGGAAAGAAAACATGAAACAGGGGAAAATCATCAAGGCTTGCAAAGCGCTGAACAATCTGGCGGTGCAGCCGTTGCCGATCAAGGACGCTTACGCCTTGCACAAGCTGCGGGCCGCGCTGCGGCCTACCTGGGATTTCCAACTGGAGGAAGAAGAAAAGGAAATCAACCGCTTACAGCCACAACACCAGCAGGACGGCGACCTGCTTTTCAAAACGCCGGAGGACGCGGGCACCTTCCGGGAAAAGCTGAAAGAACTGGAGGGAAACGAAGTAAGCGTGGAATACAAACCTGTCACGCTGCGGATGGCGGAGGGAATGGCCCTGAGCGCGGATGATATTGAAGCGCTGGAGGGCTTTGTAACGTTCACGGAGGGCTGACCATGTACGAAATAGAAATGGCACTGGGGAACCGTCATGCTGTGGATATGTGCGGAGCAGCAGACGGTTTTCTTCATATCCACATAACGGATGGGGAATCCTTCGCCGACGTGGTGACGGAGTTTTCCAACCAGGAAGAAACGCAGGAAATCACCTATCTTTACGGTGAAATGCTGACGGTTCACCGGGGATATACTCAGCTTGTATGCGCAGAATGGAACGGCGGCACACGGTACAGAGTGATTCTGCAAAAGAAAACGGAATAAGGGGGCGCTGAAATTGTTTCAAGTGGAAGATTTCACAATCACGATGACACGCGGAGACACCGGGTCAGTGAAGATCAAGGCGACGGGCTACACCTTCGCGGAGGAAGACAGGGTGCTGTTCACGGTGAAAAGCCCAGAGGGAAGCATTGTGAAGCAGCAAGCATATCAACCGGACGAAAACGGCCAGATTGTGGTTTACTTCACGAATGAAGAAACCGACTATCTAACGCCGGGGGCCTATTCCTGGGATGTGCGCTATATCATTCATCCTTACTATGATGACGAAGGAAAGATTGTCAGCGGCATCCATGTTCACACACCTTTTATGCCCAAAACGCTGACGCTGCTTCCTGCGGTGGGCGACATCTAAAACATGGAGGGAAAAACCAATGGCAGACAATGAAATCAATGTTCCTGTAAACATCCCGGATGAAGAACCGGAACTGGAAGTCACGATGGAAGCGGGTGAAGTGGTTCAGGTGCCGCTTGACGAAAGCCTGACGGTTCACGGCATGGGCGCGGACGCTAAAGCCGTGGGTGAACGTATGCGGGCGGCGGAAAGCAATATTGAAGGGCTGCTGGCTTCCGATGCGGAAAAGGTGCAGCGGCCCGCAACCAACCCGAACGGCACGGACGGGCAACTGCTGCGGACACACGGGGACGGGAACACGGAATGGGTGGATGAAGGACTGCCCACGGATGAACAGACCGGGGCGGCGGTTTCCGCCTGGCTGAATGAGCACCCGGAAGCAACCACAACGGTTCAGGATGGTTCTATCACGTTCGTAAAACTTCATTCTGAACTTCAAAACATCATCGGCGGCTTGCAAAACCTGAGCGACGCACAGCAAGCAAGTATTGCTTTGATGCTGGCCGCTATGGAAGGCATGGTCAACGGCGGCTTTGTGGAAAACAATGCCCTGTATCTGACCCATGACGGCGTGGTGGTGGCCGGGCCGTTTGAAGGCATCGGCGGCGGCGGAAGCGGCGGAGGTGACAGCAACACGGCCAAAATGAGCATGACAAACGGCATGGAATGGTTATCTACCACCATTCGGAAGGACGCGGCCCTGCCTGTAACCGTGAACTGGAGCAGCACGCTTGACGATATTCCGACGGGCAACGGCTCCCTGAAGGTGCAGGTAAACGGCACGATTAAAACCATCCTGAACGTTACCCAAGACGCGGTGACCGTGGACATTGGGCCGTATATGAGCGCCGGAAATAACACGGTGCGCCTGACGATTTCCGATGCTTACGGAAACACCCGCTCCATTGTGTACACGGTGAACAGCGTACAGATTGCCATTTCTTCTTCTTTTGACGCTGCGGCGGCTTATAATGACGTTATTTCCTTCCCCTATACTCCGGTTGGGGCCGTGGAAAAAACCGTTCATTTCAAGCTGGATGGGGCGGAAATCGGCACGGTGACCACCACCATTTCCAACCGTCAATTAAGCTATGCAATCCCCGCGCAAGATCACGGCGGGCACAGCCTGGAAGTATGGTTTACTGCCCAGATCAACGGGGAAACCGTGGAAAGCAACCGCCTGTATTATGAATTTGTTGCGCTGGAGGATGGCAACGACACGCCCATTATCATTTCCGGCTTTGCGGCGGATGAAGTGACCCAGTATGATACCGTGAACATTCCTTTCCAGGTATACGACCCGGCGGGCATGGAAGCGGAAGTGGAAATCTACGAAGGCGACACGCTGAAAACCACTGTAACGGTGGGCCGCGCTGGAACAAGCTACACTTACCGGGCGGACAAGGCGGGGAGCGCTTCCGTAAAGTTCAAAACCGGGGAAACCGTGAAGACGGTATCCTTCAACGTGACCGCGCTGAATATCGACGTACACGCGGAAACGGAAGGGCTGCTGCTGCATCTGAACGCCCAGGGCCGGAGCAATGCGGAAGCGAACCCGGCGACCTGGGAAGACGGGGAAACGGCGGCGGTGTTCAGCGGCTTCAACTGGACAAGCGACGGGTGGCAGCGTGACGAAAACGGCGCGGACGTGCTGCGGGTTTCCGGGGACGCGCGGGTGGTTATCCCGTTTGAAATCTTCGCTCAGGATTTCCGCACGGAAGGCCGCACGATTGAAATTGAGTTCGCAACCAGGAACACCCGCGATTATGACGCGCAGGTGCTTTCCTGCTTCTCCGGCGGACGCGGCTTTGCCCTGACCGCTCAAACGGCAATGCTGGCAAGCGAACAAAGCGCGGTAGCTATGCAATACAAAGAAGATGAACATGTCAGAATCAGCTTTGTGGTGCAGAAGCGGAGCGAACAGCGCTTGATTCTCTGTTATATTAACGGCATTGCATCCGGGGCGACCCCTTACCCTGAAAACGATGACTTTTCCCAGGTGGAACCCGTTGGAATCACCCTGGGCGGCAGCGCGTCCACATTGGACGTGTATTCCATCCGGGTCTATGACCATGACCTGACCCGCTTCCAGATGAAGGATAACTGGATTGCGGACACCCAGAACGGCGCGGAAATGCTGGCGCGGTATCGCCGGAATAATGTCTATGATGAATACGGAAATATCGTGATTTCCAAACTGCCGGATGATTTGCCGTATCTGATTTTGGAAGGCGTTCTGCCGACCTTCAAGGGAAACAAGCTGATTATCTCCGGCTCTTACGTTGACCCTGTGCATCCTGAAAAGAGTTTCACTTTTGAAAACGCCCAGATTGACGTACAGGGCACCAGTTCCCAGTATTACGCAAGGAAGAATTACAAAATCAAGTTTAGTGACGGTTTTGTTATCGACGGCAAAAGCACAAGCAAATACGCCATGAATGATGACGCTGTGCCTACCAAAACATTCACCATGAAGGCGGACGTTGCTTCCAGCGAAGGCGCTAATAACGTGGAACTGGCCCGCCTGTATAACGACGCTTGCCCATACAAAACGCCATATCAGCGGGAAGACAAGAAAATCAGGCAGGGAATTGACGGCTTCCCGATTGTGATTTTTCACAATGACGGGGAAAACACCACCTTCCTGGGAAAGTATAACTTCAACAATGACAAGGGCACAGAAGAAGTTTTCGGCTTCCAGGCAGGGGATGAAAGCTGGGAAATTCGGAACAATACCAGCTTGCGCGTTCTGTGGAAATCCGATGATTACACGTCTATGGGCGTGGATGACAAGGGCAA